TCCCCCCGATTCATGAAAGTCGCGAAGAGGCTGTTCATTGGGTCGTTCAAAACGGATTTGATCTTGCCAAGGTAATAGAGATCACCCAAAAATGTCGATTCTCAACAAGAACATCCCGCTCACGCTCGTCGAACAACTCATCCTGCAATCGGTCCCATTTGATGACCCAAGTCACAAGAACATTCGTATGTACATTCCGTATCAGCCTTGGACATGGGCAGATAACACTTCAATTACTCTCAGGGTAGCTCTTGACATCTTTGAAAAGTGTGTCAAAGGAACTGAGCGCATCGATGTCAAGCGAGAGAGATTCGCTGGACATCTATGTGGGTATGGTTATGGGAATTATGATGAGATTCTAGTTCTTCTTAACACTTGGCCAGAACATATGCTCGGTTGATTCCACTAAGCTCTGCAGTCAAGTGAAAAAGGGCTCCTGCGAGGAAGATGGTCGCCCACTTGGATAAGCCCGCGAGCTCAGCAACATAGAAGATAGGCAACAGAAACAGACCAACAAGGACAGCTTCAAACAGGAAGTGCATTTATCATTCACATCTATTTTTTCATATCTTCTCAACTTTCTCCTTCTGGATTTTTAGCAACACGATGGGCTTGTAGACAATATCACAAAGGTGAACTTCGGTTGTGCGACATTTGACACAGAACACTTTGTCAGTTGAACAGGGGCACTTGAACTCAAGGTGGGTCTTCTTATTGCAATGACTACACTTAGGCATCTTGGATACCTCTGAGAGAATAGATAAAATCACATCCATTTTTAATGAAGAGGATCACCTACAAGGTTGTCATTGATCCTGATGTGGACTTTCCACTGAAAAGTTTTACAGAAGAGGTTGCGATATGCCTTGCAGACCCAAATGGTTGGGAATCAAAGGGATATAAGTTTATCATGGTGAAGAGCAATCCTCACGTTACAATTCATCTGTCATCATTGAAAGGACTGAAAGAAGCAGGATGCGATCATACTCTGTCTTGTGCAGAGTTGGGTGGTCATCAGATGCGTATTAATGTTAAGAGATGGCTTAATGGATCTAAGCTAAGTGGCCAAGATTTGTATGGGTACCGCCAGTATGTTATCTCACACGAAATGGGACATATCCTTGGTCGAGACCACGTAAAATGCCCTGCGAAGGGTCAGTTGGCGCCGATAATGATCCAGCAGACCTTAGGACTTCACGGGTGCCTTCCGAATACAAACGTGTAGTAGGGGCCTCTCTTCTGAAGTACGTGACAGGATTGGAAAGTACAATGAAAGCAAAGAGAATTAACAAACAAGCAACCAACTTGATCATTATACTTAATGCTTTAGTTGGAGTATGCAAGACCACCCATGCCAGACATCACGCGGAAGATGTTGTAGTTGACGGCATAGATACGGAAGTTGAACGGCGTCGACTTGGTCGGCTTCGCAACGCCACTTGTCGACACGCTATCAAACACGAGCGTGGTCGTGTCGATGCGGGAGAAGTTACATGTGCCGCTGGGCTGGTGCTCCTCGGGCTGGAGTGCAAACGAGTACACATTGATCGGGTTCTCGTGAGGAGTAAAGTTCACGTTGGGCAGCGTGATAACCAAGTTAGAAGTCAGTGTGCCGTTCACCAGGGCAGGCTCACTGAGCTGGTAAGTTCCGTTGCCTCCAGAACCAGTTCCAAATGCAGCGATGATGGTTCCAGGAGCAAAGATGCCCGCAGTTGCCGATGTAACTGTTGCACCCTCGACGATATAGTTGGGAGCTGTAAAACTAAAGCCTGTGATCGTAAGAATATCTCCAGTCACACTGGCTGTGGCAGCAGTGATCGTGATCGTGCTCGCTGCAGGAGCCGTAACCTGGGCACGGCACGGCCAGAAGGCACCACCGGTGTGGTGCTGGTACGGCTGGACACGCCAGAAGTAGTCGCCATAGCGCTCATCGAAGCGATCCTGGCCGTTGATCTGGAGACGGCAGCGGTTCACGATATCATCATAGCTGAACGGCTGCGTGAATCCCATGTTCTTCGTGAGGTCAGAGCCGCAGTCAGTCTTGCGGGCATCCTGGAAGACCCACACCAGCTCCTTGACAGGGTGGTTCAGGGTCAGGTCAATGCGCGCAGAGGCTGTCGTGAGCGTCTGCTGGAGACCAAACTGGAGCTGGTCAATCAGATACTCATGCGACTGCTGGGCAAAGCGGCGACGCTCATCCACATCCAGGTAGATGTAGTCAATGTAGAGCGCCATGTCCTTGAGCTGGGGCAGAAGGGCCGCAGCAGCAGATACCGTTGAGCTGCCAGGATTCCTTGCAGTCACCAGGTCGGTCGCAGGGGACAGGGTCACGTTGATGCGCACCTCATGGTACTGGAGGGCGATGAGGGGCAGAGCCAGACCAGGGTTACGGCAGAACCAGAACTGGAGCGGGATATAGAGGATCGCAGGGCGTCCACCGCAAGAGACGGCAGTCGTCTCTGTGCCACCCAGGAATCCACCCGTCATGCTGTCCAGCTTCACGGAGTTATCAAAGTTAGAGGTCAGGTTCTCCCAGAGGAAGAGCCACTCACCATAGTGGGTATCGATGATCTGACCACCGATCTCAACCTCAATCTTCTTGAGGAGCTGGTAGCCGAGACGACGCTCGTATGCAGCCGTCCACTTCACATCGACCGACTGCGTGTCGGGCATCTGGACCTCGAGGTACGTCTTGTACATCAGGTCAGCGTTGCGGTTGATAACAGCAACAACGCGCTGGCCGTATGTCGGCGAGCCCGTGAAGTTAACACGGAAGGCCTCCATGGCGAAGTTCGTATGACGCTTGTACAGCACCTTCCAGAACGTGATATGAGGATTTCCTGTGATGTAGGCATCCTGAGCACCATAAGCAACGAGTTGGAGAAGACCGCCACCCATTTAGTTTATTCTTTGAGAGGATATATTCTTCTGGGTTTGACACAATGGCAAGGCGTCTTACTCAAACACAAAGGTTCTGCAAGTGTATCAAGAAGGTCCGTACGTCAGTCAAGAATGAAAAAGGTCCGATTGCAATTTGTGTTAGTTCTGTTCTGCACACACGGGGTCGTACACTCAAGCGATTCACCTGTGGGAAGAAGGGGCGTCTGATTACGCAGAAACGGAAGGTCCCAAAGCCTTCTTAGCAGCCATCTGTTCTGCCTTCTTGCGAGTGGTTCCTTCTCCGTACTCAATCGTGTTTCCTCTGAGCACAATACACACTCGAATGCGCCCATCGTCATATGGGTCAAGCATCGTATAGGTTGGCGTGCAGCCGTACTCGCGCTGACAATACTTTTGGTAAATGTCCTTGTAGTTTGTAATCGTCGTCACAACATCCTGAATGTCTAGATAGGCTTCCAGTACGTTCGTGACAAATGTATACACAATGTTGAATCGGTTTCCACAATCAGTCCAAAGAGCACCAATGAATGCCTCAAAGATGTCTCCGAGTTTCTGAATATTCTTGCGGCCGTTGATTGCAACAGACTCTTCATTGTGGCGAGAGATGACATAGAAGGTGTCCAGACCTACCTGCTGACAGAGTGCACCGATCCGTTCATTGTTCACCAGCTCCTTGCGAGCGTCTGTAAGAAAGCCCTGCTTCTTGTCAGGGTACTTCCTTCGCAAGTAGGTTGCTACACAGACACCTAACACTGAGTCACCCTCAAACTCAAGGCATTCGTAGGATTCATCTTGAAGCGGCATTACGCCAGATGGACACGGAGCAAGAGACGCCGGTCGTCCATCAGGAGTAGTATATTCGCCACGCTTTACATAGGTTGTGTGAACCATAGATGTTTGAAAGATCTTCTGGTTTGCAACTCGGTAGTGAGGAAGTCCGTGTCGATGAAGGACGCGATGAATATCCTTTTCAGTAAAGAAGCGGTTTTTCGGATTGTAAGGTGAATAAGTATCCATACTTTTATGGTTTCCTTCCTAATCTTTTATCCGTTTTTCTACACAATGGGAGCCGCTCAGTCCATGATGTATACGGCATTGCCAGATGCACCGCCCAAAGTTCATGCAGGTGGCTTTATTGATGTATCTACTGTGCGATACAGAAGTGCGTGGAAGAAAGATATGGCAATCGGGTTTGTCTTCTTTAACCCTGCAAAGTCCAAGCGTATGTTGATGAACTATCTGTACACAATCGAAAAATTGAAGCTTGCAAAGATCCCCTACTACACTCTTGAGTTAGTGTTCTACAAGAGTGAGCCAGAGATCAAGGATGCTTTCCACGTCTGGGGTAAGTCCCATATGTTCCACAAGGAGAGGTTATGCACCCTTCTGGAAGCAATGATTCCCTGGTATTATTCGAAAGTGATGTTTATGGATGCAGACATCATCTTTGGAAACCCTGACTGGTATTCTGAAGTCTCTAGTGCTCTGAATGACAACGATGTGATCCAACCCTTCACCACTGCGGTCTGGATGGATCTGACGTATACAAAGGTCACACAGATCCGCGAGTCCGTAATCTACATGGATAAGAAAAAGACGTTTGATCATAAACTTCATCCAGGATTTGCCTGGGCGTTCACTCGCAAGTGGTTTCGCAAAGTGGGGTTCTTTGAATATGGAATCACCGGTAGTGGAGATACGCTTTCTGCTGCTGCATGGTTGGGGATCAAGTTTCCAGCCACCTATCTGAAACCTGCACTTGTCCCTGCCTATGAAGAGTTTGACAAGCAGCCCAAGCCGAAGATCAGCTGTACATCTGGTGCCGTCTATCACCTCTATCATGGAACTCATGTGAATCGCAAGTATGTCGACCGCCACGCCATTCTGGATGGCATCAAGGATGTCCGCAAAATCCTACGACCCAACTGGAGTGGTGTCTGGGAGTTCAGTGTTCGTGATATGTCAGATAAACTCCTGAACTACTTCGTCGAACGGGTGGACGACGGGTACTGAGGACCCTTGTGGGACGTAGCATTTAAAAATAATGTGTTGAGTAAGTTCATATCATTGATGGTGAAGCCCCTGTTCACTTTGGCGACTCGACTGCTCAGCACACACGGCTCGTTCGTATGTACGGTGTCAAGGATCCGAAGTGGGTTTCTCCCTCGTGAAAACTTGGACCAAGCAAAACAGCAATTAGCAGAAATTCAGCGCACCCTACGAGAGATTGAAGAAACCCTCAAGGAGGATCAGTCTCGCTTAGCCGTAACTTTGAGCTCAAAACCATAGTCCTTCTCTACCATCTTAGCCTCTTGGCGCCTAACAATCTCATTCATTAAATCCTCTCCATGCTCAGGCAGTAGTTCATCCAGGTACTGCTTCAATTCCTTCTTGGAAAGCGTCCAACCCTTTTTCCACTCGTTTGGACGTTTGACACTAAACACCATACCAGAACTAGAAAGCTCAATTTTATTAGGGAGTTCCTCTCGAGTTGTTGCGTACAGAGCAGTAAGATCAAGCTCAATAGTACGACGCTGATCGCGAAGCTCAGACGCACGGCTGTTGACATCGTTGAGGCGGCGGGTGACATCTGCGTATTGGGTGAGGACGGGCTTAAGCTTATCCATTGTGAGTTGCATCTTTCCTGGTTTAAAAGTATCCGTTTTAAACCAAGGATGTCGTGGCTTGACGATGAAGAGGTGAATCGGCTTCGATCGGTCTACAACAAGGAACACCCAAAGGAGCAACCGATCTCAAAGGGAACAACAGAAGAGATGTGGACGAACATCCAACATCGTTTGCATGACAAGTGCTCCACTGGATCTGCTGAATGCATTGTATCGTCCCTGATGCAGCGTCCCAAGGCTCCAAAGGAGTGGACAATCAATCGCTACGAGTGGCTATCCTCTGACGATATTGACCACGTGGAAAAGAACTACACAGAGCTTTTCCCAAAGTACTTCTTTGTTGGTTGTATTCCGATTGACTTTGATCTCAAGTCAGAGACGCAGCAATGTCTAGTGAGTTCTCTTTGCAAGATGAAGCTACCCGAGTTAGCGAAGAAGGGTCATGAGCAGATTGGAATTGTGTTCAACACAGATCCTCACGATGGACCTGGTGAACATTGGATCGCATTGTTTTGCGACGTTCGAGGAGATCTTGAATACCCTCGCATTACCTACTTTGACTCCTATGCACATGCTCCTGAAGCTGAAATCAAAACTCTTATGCGACGCTGGAAGGAGCAATGGGATACCACAAAGAAGCACTCGCAGCCCATGAAGATGACGTTTAATGCGACACGGCATCAGTTCAAGGATTCAGAGTGTGGAATGTACTGCCTATATTTCCACCGGTGCTGCTTGATGGAGATCCCTATGGAGGAACGCATTCCTGACGATGTGATCAATGGGTTTCGTCAGTTGTTATTCAGAGTCCCAAAAATACCTAGCAAGTAGTAATGGAGACAGCAATCGCCCTAGCACTTGCAGGGACACTCGGATACATTGTCTGGCACGAGACCACTCATACGGAAGTTCAACTCACAGATCGCAAGCGCCTTTGTGATTATTATGTCACAGGCGGTGTCTTTGAAGACGTGAAGGATGTTATTGCAAGCGGGCGTCGCCTTCTGGAAGTCCATCTCTATGCAGATGAGAACGGGAAACCTTGTGTAGCAAAGAATCCTCAGAATCTTGGATATGACTATGCATATGAATACTGGACTTTCGATTCAGTCTGCGTAGATCTGATTCAGGCTTGGAACAGCACATCAGATCCGTTCATCCTCTCCATTGTCTCTCATACGAATAACAATGTCACTCTAAACCAGGCAGCTGAGTGTCTCATGACAACAGTTCGCCGTAACCTTGTGAAGGGTGTGACTCCCAACACTCTGCTTGATGATATCCAGAACCGCCTCATCATCGTCTCCGATGTTCAAGGATGCGATCTAACACAATTGGTCAACCTCTCGTGGAATGAGTCCAGTGTCAGGCGTCTTCTC